TTTACATCTCTAAAAACTTTTTTTCAAAAACTTGCATAACTTTTTTTTATCACACCACTTTTCAAAATTTTTTTTATAAACACATTAAAATTATCCTTTATTCAATTTTTTTTATTTACTTTAAATTTGAAACTTCATTTACATACTATACCATAAGATGATTAAAGTTGGAAAGAACGGTAGTATTGTATTATATTGGGAAGACTTACTTGTATCTTCTCTACCATCAGGGAAATATTCTTATGATGACTACTTATGTGAAGCTCAATTCTTCATTGAAACAAGTTTAAGAAAAAACCATAATATCAAAGACCTTGTACTATACTCCAAAAACTATTGTGATATGATTTATAATAAAAAAAAACAAGGTAAGAAAATACCTACCGAAGACCACTATGCATTTCAAATGTCTTTATTTAGTCTATTGAGACTTAATTTAATTGATAAGGAAGACCATATCCTCATCGCACCTCGTAGGAAATCACGCAAGACTTAAAAACCCTTGTTCGTCCTCCGTAGTATATCCTATATCTTCTTCCTCCGCTGAACCCTCACTATCACTATATTTTTCTTTTTTTACCCTTTTAGGAGGCTCATAATCCTCGTCGAGGAGATATTCAAAATGAATTCTTAATTTAGTTATCAGGTCTGTTTTTTTATGAGATTTTAATACATTTACTATTTCCTCTACATCTTCCGCGAACATCTGTTCCATTTTACAATTGTTTAATATTTTTATTTATAAAACATAAAAAATTATCCTTCCATATTTCACATATAGACTTTTTAGGTTCTTGGACTTCCAGTGTCATACTGATATCTTCTAATTCGTCCTGAATAGATGCGATACGTTCAATAATTTCTTCCATTTATATTAGGATAATATTTTAATTTTTATTTTTGATTTCCAAACAATGATGCTATTAAATCAATCGGTAATTTATTTTGACGCTGAACTTTATAAATAATCGCACTATTATCATCAACCCTTGCGAATGAGCCATCAGGGTCACATATTGCAGTTGTAATTGTGCTTAATGGTTTTGCCCTTGTCACTGTAAATTGTAATGAACTATCACTACTATAAAAGAAATCTCCACCGTCAGTTTGTTTTAATACGTGTGATACAACAGGTAATTTTTCTCCACTATCCAAACTCCCAAAATATGATGCGTCATCTACAATATCACTTCTTATAGTATAAAAAGGATTTAACATCTGTCTCGGTACTCCTTCTGCTGTAATAACAAGACTATCACTATCTACTATAATAGGAGGATAATACTGATAAAACTCGTGTGCACTCGCATTATGTAATATCTGAGCTGTTGCGACATTTGGATTATACATCTCCGCTCCCCATATATTCATATTAAATATGAGTGTATCTTCCGCTTTCACTATCGCCTGTGTTGTGACCTTATTTAATGTTTTTGAATTAAATGTATTCACCCTCGTTTGTGTTGTATTACTCGCACTCACAGGACTTTGTAATTGATTATATGTAAATCCTAATATTCCTAAAAGACTATCATTCCATTTATCTTCGGGAATACCAAAACTTTGAACCGATATACCTGATTGACAATCCATAATTGAAAAAGGATAAATATTTCTATTCGGTAAATCTACTTTCAATGCCGCTGTTGATTTAACTGCTGCCGTATTTTTTACATATACTTGTGCTTTTTCTGGATAAGGATTCATACCAGGACAATAATTTTGTCTTAATGTCCTTTTATTAATTTTATAGACTAATGCCTTACCATCTCTTACAGGGTTAGTGTCAGAGTCACTACCTGCTCCTCCATTATTTCCTAAATATTCAGGAGTATAAAAGTCACTGAAACCAAATCTATCTTTTACACTGTCATATACTAATTTAGGATTTGATGAACCTAAATATACTTGATTTATTACCTTACCTCTGTCAAAAAGATTTCCAAGTGCCTTACCTGCTCCTAAATCATTTTGTGTTACGAATCCAATTTGTAAATTATTTTCCTTTTCACATACTCCGCTCGCACTTGGTGTATATAGTCCAATCGCTGCGTTCCCGTATGCAGTGAAGTGAGGGTCGTATCCAATATGTCTTCGGTATTTATCCAATCCATAAGACGCATTACCGACAGCCTCCGTACCTCCTATAAAAAATCCATAGTTGTTATAATATTTTAAAGGAACACCACCAACTCCTTCCATTGTGATTTGAATATTTCCACTACTATCCTTCAAAAATATTCCGTAAGATAATTTCTTGCTTTCATCATTATAAACAGGACTTTCAAAAAATGTATTTTCTTGGTCTTTGATATAAGTACAAAATAAAGGTTGTGAAGGTGTATTGTATTTTAATGCAGTCGCTGATGTTGCTGTACTCGCATTTTGGTCTGAGCCAAATTCCTTCCTATCTGATGCCGTCGCTTTATTACCATCTTCATACGCTTGTACCATATCTAAATGAAAAAACCTTGAATTATCACTTGACAACTGAGGTAATACATCAACTTGTTTCACTAATAATACTGTTTTTGCTGCGATAGTTGCGTTTGTTACTCCATCTATTGTTATTCTTTGTGATAAACTATTTAAATCCTCTATACCAGTTATAGTTACAGTATTCGGTGTGAATTTTGTATTTGTGATTGTCATTGTTCTTTCTCCATAAGGAACAGACATCTTCAAGGGACCTGCCGCCATCACTTCTAATACAAAATTATTATTACCTGAACCAACTGTTAAATACATATCAACACCTCGGGTTTCTGTAAAATTTCTATCGTGATATACACTACTTGCATTTCTAAAATCCCAAAATTCAGGATATAGTTCTTGGGTTTTAATCCATTTCGCCATATCTTCACACGTTTGCTGAGCGTATGGAACATCAAATGATATTCTCATTGTTCCAAAATCATCATAACTATCACTACTTACTTTACTAACCCTTTTGTAATGGCTCCCACCATAAAAATATCCATTACCAAAATCTTCTCTTCCACTTTCTACAAAATCAGGTCTTTTGAAACATATATTTTGAAAACTATTTATCCATTCAAGAACAGGTAATGTAGGTGCAGCTCCTGAACTATGTGAATAAGCGTTCGCATTACTCCACGTTCCGCTCTCAAATGTTCCGTTCGCACAATTAAAAGGTTTATATGTATCTGTTTTATATACTGCTCCCAATACACCTTGTCCCTGATAATTTGTTGCTATTGAAGGATTTGTATGAGGTGTAATCCATTGATAATATTTTTGTAATGCTGATGCATTTTGTAATGAGTTTGTAAATGTTTCCGCGATAAAATCAGCGCTACGTCTTCCTTCTGGTATAGATACTTCTTTACTTTCTCTGTATAAATAATATGTAGCGACCGCAGGGTCTATACTACCATTCCCATTACAAACGGTAGTCAATGAAGGAACACTTGGAGTTGTTGTATCAGGATTATACCACGTTACTCCTTCTCGCATAAATAAAGTGAATTTAGTTCCATCTTGTCTTATTTTTAATAATTCGTGATTATCTAACCATGTTTTGTTCCATCTTGAAGAAGCGTTACGGTCTCTACTGTAATCAGTTTCCACTATCGCTCCATTACGAGGTTGTTGAACGGTTGCGCCTGACATACGACTATCATTAAAATCATACGCTCCTTTATTAGACAATGCGCCGAATCTTCTTGGTAATGAAAAACAATTTTCTCCATTTGTCGCTTTGTAATATTCCATACGTAACCATACATTATTATCATATAAATTACGTGTTTCTGTTATTCTATCTATTCTTACAGCGTCATACGTATTTAATACATCAGGATATCCGTCATCTAAATATTCATTATTTACATTATAAGGAGTTTCTCTAATTATATGTTCTATTCTTATACGTTCCAGTAAATCTCCTTTTAATTCTATTGTATCACTTCCCGCTCCAATCTCTGATATTACAGCGGAATGCACTGAAACTTTGTCACCAGGGTTTAACATTAAACCCTCTTCAACTTTATTCATAAATATTGCATTATTACTATCATTTCCACCTGAAACATCTACCGACCTCTTACGGGAACATTCCAATAATTTTAAATCCACATAGGGTTCTGTTTGAACTGGTTGTGAAGACATTATAAAATATAAATATAAAAAAAGGGAATTAGTATTATTTAATTAAATCCTGCGGTTAGGAAACCATTTTGGAGAACAGCGACCTTAGATACTTCAATATAGGTTCTTTGAGTGTATGATTTACCTGAAGCCAGAGCAGGTAGTGAATCCAGTTTTGTAGTCAGTTCTAATCCACGTGCATTGACGCGACCAACTGGAAGTTTGTACGCTTGGAAAAAGAAGTTAGATGTAATACCACGAGAAGAGTTCTGTACGTTTTGTTCGTATGAACCACTGGTAATAGTATTACCTTCACCCGCATATTCTTCACGAGTTACGAATGGAAGACTACTCATAGCCCGAGACGTCTTATCAAATAAGACCGCCGAGTTTGATAAATCAATCGGGAATACGAAAAAGTCATTCATACGGATATTCATAGTAAGAGTATCATTCTTTTTAGTAGCAGAAGAATAATCCTTCGCAGGAGCAACAGCAGAATATTTATTACAGATAAATCTTTCAGTACGGTTGTCATCATTAATAAATGACATAACACGTGTTACAAGTCTTCCAGCACCACCAAGATTTCTTACACTGTTCTGAGCGTCAGTAACACTAAGAGTTGTCTTTGTTAGTCTGTAATCATTGTATGAAAAGTTAGTCGGTCGCGAGTTGTACGCCGCTAACTGTTGTGACATAATTTCACCATCATAGAAAATGTAATCAGCAACAAGTTTTACTTCATTCGTATCAATCTCTATCTCTGAACCAATTTTAGAATTGTTAGAATTGACTGATACACGACCGCCAACCTGTGGCTCCCATACTAAATCAATGACAACCTCTTGTTTCATTGCGAATAATGGAAGATTTAATCCCTTCATAAAAGGGAAAAGTTCCGCAAGGGTCACGGAAAATACAGGTTTGTTATTAATATCAAGGACTTCATCTCCATCAAGATTAGTTCCAGAATATTCAAGTTTATTACCAAGTCCGTAAGTTTGTGCAGACGTGTTAGACTGACTACCAGCAGTATTGTTGTAATTGAACTCGTGTGCAATCTGGCGACCAGACATATAGGCTTCACGGTCTCTATTGATTTCATTGGAAAGGAAAATACTTTCAAAGGTCTTGAAGTGATTGTAATCGTCCATTTCACTAATAGTATTACCACCAATGGATAAGGTCGCACGACGAATTAGAGAATGAACCCCACAATTAAGAGGGAAGAAAGCACCAGAAGAAGTGGAAGCATTACCCTTCACTGATAAAGTAATACGGGAACCATCGTGTAAATAACCCTTGTTAGTTAATACGAAACGACAGTTGTTCTGATTAATAACAATAGGGTCTAAGACATCGCTGGTAATATCCATTGACATATTAGATTGAATAGCACCGACTTTAATTAAATCGGGAACATTAGTTGCGTCCATTTTAGGAGGAGAGACACCGAGAGTTTCTTGAATAGCAGACATTTGTTTATGATATATGAAATATAAAAATTATTTTAAAAAAAAAACTTTTCACGTTGATTTACTGAATAACTTGTAATCCTTGGGGACCAAAGACTAATGTTTGTCTTGAATGGACGAACAGGAAAAGAGCATTTGGACTATCTGAAGTCAAATCACATTCCATTTGAATACCGAATGGTGTAGTACTGAAATCTTCACCAACACCAGTTCCCGTAGTGTCAAAGGGAACACCAATACATTCCATAGGACCACCGTCCGCCGTGAGTGGTGGAACAGCACCAGTATATAATCTGTTAGTATTAATCGGGGATACTTCACTACGAAGGTTCAATCCCGCCTTGATACTACTACGTGCAAATGTGACTACCTGAGGGTCAATAGTACTAATACTTGGAGTTTCCTTTACATTTGTATCAATGTTAAAAGATACAGGCATTCTCATTCCCGCTTTGGTAAAGATAATCTGTTTAATTGCAGCCTGTGAGCCGTCTTTATTCAAAGGAGATGTCGTAGCATATGAGTTGAAACCAATATTGTTTAGATATTTTGACGGACACATATTCATAAATACTCCAAGAGTTCTTGATGTACCAAGATTGAAATTAACAACAGCATTCGCAGAATTAATTACATTGAAGTAGGAAGTAATAGCGTTGTATGTTAGTTGTCCCTGCGATGGAAGCATCTGTTGGGGATTCGGTGGTACAACTAATTCACAATGAAGACGGAGGTTTGACAGTTGGTAATAAGCATCAGTAAGACCAGTAGTAGTACCGTTCTGTGCGTATAATACCTGTGCGTCAGGAGCCAGATTTAGGGAAATCTCTACACCACCAAGTGAATCCGCAGATAAAGGAATCATATTACCTGAACTTAAAAATCCTGTTGGAATATGAATGCAGAAACGAGAACCGTGTGCGGTTGCGGGGAAATCTACTAACTCACGCTTTTGCGTTTCAAAGTTGGGAAGAGTTAGCGCCATCTCATTTAAATGTGAAAATTTATCCGATTTAGAATTGACGTATGTGAGGTAAGTGGATAAGAAACGTCCGTAATGATTTACAGTTTCTATTACCTGTCTTGAACGCTGGGAAGTAATCGTGACCTTTTCAAAAATAGAGTAAAGTGCAAGTTTTTCATCAATAGCAAGTTGGTCGGCAGTAGTTGGTTTAGCATCATTTGCGTCCTTGAAGAATTCAATGTCACCGCTGATACGAACACTACCTGCATCGAGCAGGTGAGGCTGGGAACCTACTAAAAAAGAAACAATTGGATTTCCCTTTTTGTAGGAAACCTTTTGAGTGGAATTTACATTACTCGGTTGTATTTCGTTGTATATGATACTCATTTTATAAGTAAAGTTATATAATATTTTATATGACTATTTTTCAAAAAGTTTAATTTAAAAAAAAAAATGATTATACTTCTACTTGGATACTGTCAGCACGAATATTTATCCTTCTAATGTGATATACAAAATTACACCATAGTTTATCCTTTACAGGTTGGTTTGCAGTATCTTGGTAAAAGATATTCAATCTACAATCCTTACCACGCATATCATAGACACCCTTGTTAAGTGAGAAGGCGCGTCCAATACAGAAGTTTTCATTAAATCTTGACATATCAAGGGCAGGCATCTCCGCCTGTGATAACGCTTTATCTAATTCAAGAATTGGTATAGCATCAATAGAGTTCTTCGCAGAAATCTTTTCCGTTTTGACATTCAATGAAGGTTGATTACGTCCATCATAGAAAAAGAAGTATTCCGTAAGTCTATCAGATATTCCTGCAATACCAGACTGTGTGGAGTTCAATACAATATCCGTTCCAGTACTAATTTCATAAGTTCCTTCACAACTGATACTATCCTTCGTTGAATATACACTCGCATCAGTCGGGACACATATAACTGACTTCGCCCTTTGATGATTCGCAGGAATACCGATATTAGCAACACGGTCACCTTTAAGTTGGGAATAATTATATACTTGCGTGGAAAGGAAATCATATACCATCATCTTACCTTCACGCATATCACGTTGCGCTTCAGCTTTCGCCTGAGCTCCCATATCAATCTGATTGACTACAAGTTCCGCATTTGAGATTTCATACGTTGGATTGTATGAAGTCGCCGCTCTTACCGAAGTACTATACATCGCGAAGTTTTGAGCACTCACCACATCTACTGTTGGTGTGACAGCGTTTAGTAATGTAATCTTTATATATTCATTCGCACCTGAACCAAATGTTTCAATCTGTTTAATTACAGCGGGAGCGTCAAAGACAGATTTAGTCCTATCCGTAACCTTTGCGAATTCAAATGTTTCACCAACAACAAAAGGGAAGTTAGGGACTTCAAAGTTATTGTTGTCGTGTTTTACATAAAAGACATTAGATGCAGTAGATTTATCCCAAGTCGCAGGAGAGCCAGTATTCGCATCTACACTATGGAAAATAGGATTTAATGGAATACGTCTTTCATAGGATACTGAATCCAATTGACGGAAAACACGTTTGTTTTCACTTGTAAGAATAGTTACAAATAAACCATTCATTAATCCACAGGGAACTACCTTGTCGTTCTGGAATAATCCAGTATGAAGAGGTAACTTTAACTTACACTTGTGATATAAGGAGTTCTTGAATGATGCGTTGGTTGGGTCGGCGGTGACAGCCTCATAGTATGGACTGAACTTGTGATTAGTCAAAATAGATTTAGTAGTTCCCCGAGTACCACGACAATCGGGAGTCCAAATACCAGCTCCTTCATTAAGAGCGCGTAAATCTTTGAGAGTTGGATTAGAATGGTATGCATATTTAGTTGCGACGTGAACAGGGTAATGTCTAATTTCTTCAAGTAATTCAGTCTTGTCTCCCGAGTGAATACGGATAGTATCAATTAAACACTGACCACCGATGAGTTCATCAAGTTGGAGACGAGTGTTAGAAGCGGAAGTATCTTGCGATAATTCTAAATCAAATTGTAAATATGAGTTCTTTGGTTTAAATGCATCTACATTCGGGGGAATGTAAAACTCAATTAATTTCTGTGCGTTGTATGACAATCCATTCTGGGAAGGGATTGCGACATAACTTTCTTGAAGGGGTATCTTATTTTGAGCGACGAAAAATCCAGTAGTTTCAGACATCTGTTTATAATAGATATGAATATAAAAAATATTTTAAAAAATAAATTAACAAAAGTATTTAACTTGTTCTTACATTCGCATAAGAACCTGCTAATGAAGCCTGAGCGACCTGCTGTTGTGCGACAGGTGGGGGAGTATTTTTATCCGCATCAACCTTATCCGCTGTTGCTACTCCCGTGCTCGCTGCGTCAAGAACTCCTGATGCCGCTTGTAACCCTGCTCCAATAACTCCCGCCAACTGAAAACCAGGTACAAATCCTAACATATCTAATGCTGCTCCACCGATAGCTCCGATATTCGCAATCTTTTCACCTAAATTATCCCCCGCAATAAGACCTTTACCATCTTTAAATGATTTAAAATCTTCATCTATATCAAGTCCTGCTGTACCTAATGCTCCTAAAACACCGACACCACGTCCAAGTGCCCCCGCAATCTTCAACCCTGCTCCCCCTGCTTCTGCTGCTTCATCTGCCCCTGCGACAATACCTTTACCTTTATTGAGAATATCACTACCTTCATCTAATGTTCCTTCGCTTGTCTGTATTGCTGCTGATGGTCTTTCAACTGCTTCATCAATTGCTTCACCTGAACCCTCCGCAGGTGTCTTTGGCGCCATATCGTCAGAGGTTGGTTTCACTTCTGTAAATCCACCTGTTCCTTGTGATGCTACTGCATCTTTATATGCTTGGACTTTCCCTGCTACATTCGCAAGAGCCCCTGATTCCGATACAGCGTCTTTAACTCCCGTCATTACTCCAATTTCCTTATCTGTACCTACTGCAGTTTTAACTGCTCCTTTTGCGATACTCGCGTTCTCCGCATTTGTTGTTCTTATACTGTCGTTTAAATTAGAGACACTTTGCGACAACGCGTTTCCCTGCGAAATCGCATTAGACATATTATACATATCAAATCCCATTTTGTATAATGATAATAATATAATAATTTTATTCAATCTTTTCTATTTTTTTTTCTTCGGTTTCTTGTGTAGTAGGGTCATAATTTTGTCCGCCAGTAGCGATTACTTTTTCAAAATTCTTATAGAGAAGTGGTGGATTACTTAATTTCATATAACAAAAATCATATTTAGAAGGAGTACTTTGTTTATATAACTTTAACCAATTCTGTGGTGAATTAAATAAATCTCCATACTCTTCACTAATTGCAGAAAGTTCTTTCATATTTGGGAACGGCGAGCCAACAATAACGTCAGTCGCGTTCGCACGAATGATAGGATCCACTGCACCTCTGAACTTCTGAACTGATATCACTAATAACTTAATATTGTAATGTCTCGACCTTGTCACTAAATTAGCGATATGTTTATCTAACATACCAACACAATCATCTAATACTACTGCAATATCTGGTCGCGACTCATCATCAAACGCCATCTGTCTATCCGTAATACCTTGAATAATACTTGGAGAATACTGGTCGTAACAAGTAAATCTTTTCTTCATAAATCGTGATGTACTATCCATATTAATTGTAGGACTGATTACAACTACTTCATCAAAGAACTCTTGTCCGTATAGATTATCATTGAGGAAAAGATTACTGATAATAGTACTTTTACCAGTCTGTCTCGGTGAAATCATCAATAAACATTTACCTGCACCCTTCACACCAACACCAACTTCGGGAAGGTTCGGGTGATGTGTTTTTGCTACTCCGTCATTCTCTACTTTTATGGGAATAATCGCTGGAAAATCAGACATTTATATTATATGATAGATATTTATTTATTCAAATAATAATGAAAATATTAAATCCTGAGGTATTCTATATTTATCCTTTTGACAAAATGATTTAGTACTGTGGAGTTCATTACCTAAATTATTCTTATGGTGATTACCAACCATGTTTCCACATTTCTTATTACAAGTAAGACCTTTAAAATCTTTTTTGTTAGTCCATACTCGCGTAGGTTTCTTATAACCCCAGTCAGAGTACATACAATAATCTACATCATAAAAAGGTAAATCCTTTACAATCTCTCTATCCTTTAATCTACCAGTCCTTGGATTTTCCATAAACCATAAATGAGGATTGAAGTAATTAATTATCTCTAATGTTTTAACTACTAATTTATCCGCTTGTATCATATTTTCATTTATCATTTCCCTTGTAAATATTTCACCTTTGACTTTACGTCCAATATGTGAATACTTTAAAATTGAATATTCTGTGCAGGGTGGTGAAGCCCAGACTATATCAAAATAATCCTTAGGATATTGTTTGTAATCAAAATCCATTATGTCACATTGGTGGTCTGCTGGTAATATTAAATCTACCGACACCGTTTCAATATCAACTAAATCACATACTTTACCTACTGATTTAGTTCCCGAAAAAAGTTCTAAACATCTCATTTATATTATTACAAGAAAATATTATTGGAAATTATAAATATGTTTTGATGCGAAACCTTGGTCTCCTGCGTATAGTTTTGAAGGATATACTGCTTGACGTATGACTTCTTGTGCCTTTGCTTTTGCGATTTCTTCTTCTAACTTATCTTTCTTTACTTGTTTTCTTTTTTGTCTCGCCATCTCTTGTCTTGTCAATGCTTCTTCAATTGCCTTTTGTATAACGGTTTCATCTATTTCTGCTTTTTGTTTAGGAGGTGGTACATCATTTAATGTATCTTCTAATTTCTTTATTTTTTCTACCTTTTGCTTTTCATTAACTTTACTTTGTAATTCTTTTACCTTTTTCCTTTCTATTGCGTTTGCTTTACGAGTAGCGATTGCTTTTTCACGTGCTAATGCAAGTTTTGCTTTATGAGCCTCTGACATCTGCCTTTTTGGCTTCGGTTCTTTTTTTACAGGTACTATCTTAGTAGCGGAGGATTTCTTTTTTGGTTTCTCAAAGACATCTTCCGTATCAATCTCACGGACTACTTCTGTCACATCTGGTGCGAGTAGTTCTTCTTCTTCATCTGTTTCAACAATTAGGTCAGGGTCATTAACAATTTCTGGTAAAACATCACTCATATTTTAATATATGTTTAGAAAATTTCTATTCTGATTAAAAAATAACAATGATTTTTCAAAACTAAATATCAACTATTTTTCTAAACTTTCTTCTTCCTAATATGAATCATAGCGGTGGTATTTCCCACCAGTCCAACTGCAAGTTTATCCTCTCTATCTACGAGTTCAACACTGAAACTATCTACAAGTGTATCTGAAATATTCCCGAGGTCAAGATAAGTCTTTTCACCTGGTTCGTAATATAAATTGCCTTGGTCATTACCACTTACATCAAACCGAGGACACTGATAAATTATCTTACTATCATTTCCAGTGAAACCATTTTTAGAATTTTGAGTTAGACTTGATATTCTTAAAAACATACTATCCTTTACAATGTTCTTGGGAGTTTCGTGTGAAGTAAATGTTTTGAAACCTGATGTCTGCGTTGGATTATCAACAACCGTTTCATCTTCAAATCCTAATAGCGCTCCACAGTTCGCTCCATCACTTGGAGTATAGATGTCAGGGTCAGGTGCTACAATTAACGCTATCTTAAATAAGTCGTCACTAAATCTCAAGAAATTATGTACTGTTGTGAGTGCGCTATCCATATCATTATATACACCTTTTAAATCTGTATCTTGTGCAGTATTGTAAAAAGGTAATTCACCTGATAATGCAGTTGCGTAATAATCTTGTCTTGTTAGTGCTTGTTCGGTATCGTGATTATCTCCATAAACATAACCAGTTACATTAACACCTTCATTACTTACCATAGTGAAATAAGTATTACTTCCAGTAAGTTCATATTTAGGAAATAAATAACTACAACACATATTAATCGGTTTAAAGTAATTATTTTTGGCGGGAGTTCCAAGTTCAGGACTACATATCAAAGTTCGTGCCGAACCGCCTTTCCGTAAATATACATCAATTTGTTCTCCATCTATGAAGTATTCTATTTCATTAAATGTGCTTGCGTTTGTTCCTAAATCATAAGCGGTCGCGCAAGTCGCCCCTGTGTATCCGTAATAGACTACTTCTTCCATAGTAAGTACAGGGAACTCACTATCAGTGACTACTGCGTGATATATTTTTAAAAGGTCTGTACCTTGTTCTTTGATTACAGCGAAGTCCGCCCAATCCTTCTGGACTGGCTCACCCCACGGAGGATATGGTGTTTCTGAGTCAGCGTATCTTGAAAGACTTGCAGCCCAATAATCCCCAGCGTTCGCAAAATTGACTACGTGTTTTGCTTGTCTTGCTGACATTGGATATTTAGTTGCGATGCCGTATGCCCTTTTATCAGTATCAGTTCCCTTTGTAAATCTTTTATTAGAATTAGTCCAAGTAAAATCAGTAGTTCCTTCATCTGCTGCTATAAATTCAGAGTCAGCGGGGAATGCATCAGCGGGAGGTGTATTTCCTTCTGCTATTTTAATATTGTATCCTCCAAAATCTCCTTGTGCGTCCTCCTGTACTGAACCATTAAGATTGTTTTGATAGTCAGGGTGAAAGATTGCTTTTCTTAAACTTGGAAGTAATGAACTATCTACAAAACTTTGTGCAGTATAATCATCTTTTGGAACAAATCTTGTAGGAGCGGTTGCCCTTGGGTCTTCAATAACATCTGCTTCCGAGTGTGGTGCTTCTCTTCCCGCACCAAAGTAAGTCCATATCTTATTATTCGCCTGATTAACAGTCAATGTTGCCGAACGATTTATCTTTAAACTTTGTAATGCTAATTCACTATCCTTTTCAATTTTAAGTGCACTACTGAGAGTATTGGTAAATGAGTTTGCAGCGGATATACCACCACCGCCACTCAATCCTAATTCTGAGTTCATTGTTTCATCATTTGATAGTAGTAGTAATGACATTTTTATACTAACTCACTATAAAAAAAAATATATTAAAATAATTATATAAAAATGCCTCACACAAAAAAGAAACTCAAACCAAAAATGTATAATTCAGAAGATTGTTATAATCTTGAGAAAGTCCAAGAAGACGCGAAGAAAGTAAAAGCCAAAGATGTCTTTGAAGGATATAAACCACCTCCTAAAAAAAGTAACAAAACAAAAAAGAGTAAATATTAAGTCGCAGGTTCAGGTCAATGTTGCGGGTATGTTTCATTTTATGAAAGGTAAGTTGTCAGGTTTTAAAGGGGTTCGGGGGTCGTGTTAAAGGGAAACAAAGTAAAGTAACAATTATTTTTATCATTGTTCTATTCTTGCATATGGAAAAATTAATTAATAAAATATATAATAATTATATATATATACAATGGAAGTGCAAACTCATACCTATGAAAAAAGTTTTGTTTTACCTTTGTGAAAGTCCATTCACCAAAAGTAATGAACTATTTAAAGTTTTATTGTTTTAGTAGTATATGGAATACTCCGCCCCTATTGAAACCAAGACCTTTACTATACCACTTGAACTATTACAAGAAACAGAACACTTACCAGATGAAGTAGTCATTGATAAATTAAGTGAATTGATATTAGAATTGTATGAAGACGGTAAGTACGCGTATAGTAAGTATCAATCTCAAAATAAAAAGGTTCCCGAAGTGCACCGACAATACAAAGGAAAGATTAAAAAATACCTTACAGAACTTCAACAACCTAAATACTGTCCCCTTGCATTTAAGGGAAAAGTCCATCGCACTCTGTTCAACATTTTAATAAACTCAGACGAAAATGTTGTTCCTCAAATCATAAAACGAAATGCAGAAATAAGAAAAGTAAATAGAGAATATAAAAAGGAATTACAAGAAATAAAACCTCTTTATGAAGATTTAAAAAACAATTTTGATGTAAAGATAGATTGCGAGATGCGAAAGGAAATAAAACGTCAGTTAGATGAAGAAATGAAAGAAGAAAGACAACACGTATTACAACAATTGAAAGAACGCCTTAATATTATTCAGCGGTTAGAAGATGAAAATGTAAAATTAAGAGAATATCATACCGCCGACGAAGAACGTTTGATTGGTGATAATGTTAATTTAGTAGAACAAATCGTTGAATTAAAACAAGAAAATGAAAAATTGAAAGGTAAAGGAAATGTAGGACGTCCTAAACTCTCGAAGAAGGAAAAGAAGAAATTAAAAAAGGAAAAGTTAAAAAAACAATTACAAGATTTAGAAAGTAGTGAAAGTGATACGGATAGTGATAGTGAGTGAATATCACTTCTTTTTTAAATGTATCTTATCTATCTTGTACGCTTTACTTGAAGGATTTACAGATGCATACACGCGAGCCTGAGCCCACTGTTCTTTGGATTTAACATTTGGACGTACTGAACCAGGGTTGGTCTTGTATGCACCAATACCCTTATTATATATTGTTCTTAAACCTGATAATTTATATCCTGTGATTTTACTGATATTAGATAAACTATGTGATTTATCTTTTGGAAAACCATACTTCTTATTGAACTTTTCTTTATACGTCGGCATTTATGATAATATTACATATTAATATCTTTTCATATTTTTTTTTTGAATGTCTGAATAATTTTCCATTTGTCTTCCAATAGTTATAGATGGAGTGATAAACATATTATCATTTTGTAATTTAACCCAATATACATCTACGAAAAATGCGTGAGTAAGATTATAACATAATTTACGATATCCTTCTTCAAAATTATCTATCATTGTATCATAAAAATGTGATTTAACTAAATTACATTCTAAATGTCTTCCATCTAATACTTTATTATATTTATCATTAATCTCTTCTTTCACATTTATTTTACCTGAAATCATACATACGTCAAAATCCATTGTAGGATATTCAAACTTATCTTTATCTATCCATTCAAAATCATCTTCACAAATGATTACTTGTGAATATCCTTTTTCTTTCGCACGTTTAAGAGCCTTGATATGTGATTGTGCACAACCATAATATCCATTCGTATCACAAGTATCAATCGCTTCAACTCTTTCAACGTTTTTAAAATCACTAAACTGATTTTCAAAATGTTTTCTTCTATCTATTCTTCTATCTAAATTGATATATAATACAGGTATATCTTGTAATTTTGTCATTTTAAATAATATCTATAAAATAAATAAATGGTAAATACCAAAAAACCTGTATTGTATAAACCTTTTAAGAATACAACATCATCAAAACATAAATATTTCGTATATGTGAAAAGTGATACTAAAAAAGGATATAAGAAAATAGGATTTGGATTTAAGGGAATGGACGATTGGCGTTCAGGTAAAGCAACAAAAGAACAACGTAAATCATTCAGGGCAAGAATGAAAGGTATTAAAAAGAAGGACGGTTCATTTGCAGTCAAAGATAAAAATAGTGCAGCGTATTGGGCGTTAAATTATTTATGGTAAAGGACCACTAACATATTCTAAATCTTTCTCGGGAACAAGTTGTTCAGGTTTATTAAAAAAAGGTTTTACTTCTTTCAATCCATTACATATAAGAGGTCTTGATACATTTTCATATTTACCTTCAAATTTTTTATTAAAGGTCTGTATAATATCCATATCAATCATAGGTGACGCTTCTAATAGATTATCATATTCAGCCCGAGCGATTTTTAAGAAGTCGGTACATTGTTTTCTTTTTTGGTCGTGAAGTGATAATTCAATTTCAATATTCCTACTTAATTTCGCCCAACCTAAGGAAGCAATCCTATGTGATTCATATATTTCAGAGTATCGTAAAAAGGATAATAATGTTCCTAATATTCCTGCGAATATATTAATACTACCGACCATCGCTGTAAATCCTTGTTGGAAGTTTTCTGGAATATATGATTCAGTAGCAAAATTACCAACACCAGTAAGAGTACTTAATACAATTATCGGCACTTGAAGCATATGATATTTCGCCTTATATTTCCTTTGTGAATAGTTGTGTAACCAAGAATAACAGGTTGAAATCTCACTCCAATCCGCTAATAGTTCTTCACATTCAGGTGACCAGTCCTCTATGTTTTCAGGCATTGGACGTGCAGTCCGTGGAGTTTTAATTAAATCCATAATCACTTTTATTAGTTCATATATAAAAATAAAAATATGAATAATTAATAAATGTCAGAAGGAGTTGTTAAAAAATGTACTGTTATTGGAAATGGTCGCACTCTCAAGAACTTTGATTTTAAACAAATCAAGGAAGACAGTATTGGTCTTACGATGGCTATCCGTCATTGGTATAAGATAAATTGGTTTCCTGATTATTATGTGAATATAGACCACGTAGTATTGAAACATCATCATAAACTCATCGAGAGAATGATTAATGAAGATAAATGTAAAAAAGGATATTTACTTTCAAGAAGTATTTTGGAAGTCTTACCTGATTTAAAAAATAATGATAAAGTTATTTTCCTTGAAGACTTCCAGCGTATGCGAAATAATCCGTTTAGATATTTATTGGATTGGTGTTCAGGTTCAGTTGCAGTATTGTTTTCAGTAATCCTTGGATATAATGATTTACAACTAATCGGTTTTGATTGTAACTATAAAGAATTCTTACCTGAATGTGAAGCTCAGAACGACGGAACATTAAGAATCACTAAAACTCCTGAACATAATCCTAATTACTTTGTAGATGATTACCAACAAGAAGGAGACATATATAATAAACCTAATTTAGATAAAGTCCATAAACCGAGTTGGGAACATATAGTATTTATCATAACCGCATACGTTCATTTAAATAGAATTCCTATGATGGTACATGCATTTACAGATGATGATGTAGAAGGATTAAGTAAATACTTCCCAAAAAAAAATATTAAGGATTACGGTATTGAAGAAATCCAAACAAAAGAATATGACCCTATCGCTGAAAATGTAGTTGAAGATAGTAGTAGTGAAGAAGATGAACCTATTTAATCACAAAAACCCTACGTATGCGATAGATGACGGCGCATTTACCGCCTTCTCCAACTTCAATTTGAATTCCTTGATTTCGTTATATAGTTTAGAGACTTGTTTTAGTGACTTTGATTTCAGTTCCTTGATTTCTTGTTTGAGTTCTGTATTACATTCTTGATAGAAGTTCAATGATGCAAGTGTATCCTCCATCTGTTCTTCTTGTTGTTCTTTCATAAGGACTTGCAACTTGATTTGGTCTTCCTGTTCCTTTACGAACTTAACTACATTGATGAAGAACTCATTATCTACTCCTGCATTTTCGGGAGCGTCAGCGTATTCTTGAAGGGCGGTGATACAATCAGCGTAGTTCATTGTTTTGATTTAGTTTTAATTACTCTTGTTTTTAGTTTGATAGTTCTTTAAATACAACTTTCAAATTTTGTTTTAATTCTATTATTTTTATCTGAATCATTTATTATAATGAAAATCCTTGTAATAAATGCATATCCTGAAAGAAGAGATAAATATGATGATAGATATACAATGATAGACGCATATACTCCCAAAGACATCACAGATGATATGTTGGATAAATATTACTTCAGATATAATGCGAAACCATTATACAGAAAAAAAGTAATCGCTTGTACTGAATCACATAAAAAAGCATTAAAAATTATCATTGAAGAAGATTTAAAAGAAACCATCATTTTAGAGGACGATGCAGTTATGGACTTCACACGTATAGGAGAATTAAAAGGTTTAGATGACTTTACCTATATTGGAGGAGACATCGTGGCGCTTACCTTAACGAAATACAATGATTTCCGTAAAAATAAAAAAGAAGATATAAGAAACTCATTAAAAACAGGTCTTAATAAGATAGATATTGAAAATTGGAGAGTAGCTCACGCTTGCGGATATTACATCCCAAATAAAGAAGTCGCACAAAAAATATTAGATAGTATCCCAGTATATGATAAATCACGTATTATAGATAAAGAATATATGTTATTACAAGTGGAAAAAAAGATAACTCAGTTTATATATCCTGCGATAGTAACGCTTCATATGGAAGATGCAAAACAAGGAATCACATATAGTCAATATAAATTACATAGTAATCAGTATTATTATTAATTATTTCTTCTTACGTGAGTCCGCTAATCTTTTAAATGTGTATTGATAAAATTGTAAATTATCTTGTCTTACTTTTTGAAATGTAAGACCTTCACTAAATGCATTATTTTCTTTTAAAAATTTTCTGTATTCTTTCGCTTTCTTATCAGTAAAATTAGCGATTGCAGTTCCTGTCCCCGCTTCTACTTCGTGATCCAGTCTTTTAAATTCAGACTTTGGTAATGAACGGAAACCTTCCTGTGTAAATACAGATTTTAATTGGTATGTTCCTGGTTTGTAAATACCTTCGCCTTCTAATTCATACATAGATGTCTTTTTAATATTTTCCTTCTTTTTTGGCGTCGGTTTTTCCTTTTCGTTTTTTGGTTTTTTCATATCACTATCTTTCATAATTGAACCATCAGGCATTCTATGAGAACCCTTTGGAACTTTACCTTTTCCGCTGTATTTCATAGGAGCACCGAGAATATCAGTACTTGATGAACGTGCGACGAAAGGAGCGTTTTTAGCCCCTTGTATAGTATGATGCATCGCTTTCTTTGGAGGGAACGCTTTTCTTCCACTTTTGTTAGTTACTGATTTAGTTTTACTATCATATTTTCCTGAACGTATTTGTCCGTTCTTGATTTTGTAATAAACCATATCTCCGTTCTTAACAGGCATTTTTTATTATCCTCGGTATAAAAAAAATTAAAATAAAAATATTTAATATATATAAATGACTATTACAACTATTCATAAATCTCATAGTCGTCGTGATATCCTTGAAATCTTAAAATTATTTAAGATTCCCATAGAAGATGCAGAAGATTACAATAAAAAGGAATTAACTGAAAAGACAATTGAAGCATTGAATAAGATAGATAATATTATCCCTGATAAATATTACTATGGTATAGAGGATTTGAATGAATTAAAAGAATATCTTATTAAACCTAATCAAAAAAAGATGTTGTCAATCAAGGATAAAAATGAGATTATGATGATGGCGAAGTTAATAATAGGATTTTGTAAAGGAGGATATTGTGTAGAGATATCATACTTTGATACAATGGACGATGTATATGTGGAAGCAAGACGTATAGCTCAGCACGGACAAATACCAAGTGTTCGGCGAATGTGCACTTTATTAAATCAAAATCCTTTTTCAAAAGAAATGGTATATCCAGTAGTCTCAAAAAAAATACAAAGGGAATTGGAAATTAAGAAAATGGCTGCAAAGAAGGTTCATACTTCTTTACACGTGAAAAAAGGAAAAGTTCTTGTGAAGTTTGATTAAAATAAGTCATTTAAAGAAAAGATAAAAAGGAGTAATTATGGATATTAATAAATATATGCGCGGAAAGATTTATAAAATCATAGACAATACGAACAGTAATGTATATATAGGAAGCACTTGTGAAAAACTATTATGTAGGAGATTACAGAAACATAAAGCATCTTATAAATGTTTCTTAAATCCAAATGTGAAGCAAGGGTATATGCGTTCTTTTGACATTATCAAAAATAATGATTACAGGATTATCTTGATAGAAGAATACCCTTGTGATACAAAAGAACAATTGCACGCAAGGGAACAATATTACATAGACAATATAGTCTGTGTAAATAAGAACAATACATATTTTGATAAAGTAGAATATCAAAGGAAGTATAGATTAAAAAATTTACAAAAGATAAGAAAAGCAGGGTGTGATTGGTCTAAAAATAATCCTGAAAAACGACGTATCGCAAATGCGAAATATAGATATAGTAGTTCAGTAGGTTATATAGATAGGATAGACCCTTTTTTATTCACTTGAAGGATTAGGTTTGGTATAGACCTTCATAGCCGTCGCTGTACTATGACCGAGTATGTTTGCATCTGAAGCAAGTTCATCTTTAATAGGCATATACTTTTCTGACAAGTACAACTTCCTTAATAAAGTAGTTGATACAGATTTACCAATTCTTTTTTTAAATTGTTTTGAGAGTAATTGAGTTACATTATTAGTCCCAATCGGCGTACCGTCCCATTTACAAAGTAAATATTTTTCACCAGGGAAGAACCTTAAATAAAATCTTACAATACGTTTTAAGTGAGGTGGTAATTTTATTACACGTTCCTTATAAAGTTTATTTGTTTTATAATCGTTGAAATAAAAATTCATATCATTTTTTTCAATGACAAGGTAATTAGTCTTTTGTTTTTCGTCGAGAGTTTCTTTATTAAATTCTCTTTTACGCATTACCCTACACACACCCAATTCATTACGTATAGGGAGCACTCTATGAATATTTAAAATTAAATACGTTTGCAGTAATCCTTTTTGTTTTACATTAGTGACTAACGTTTGTTTTAATTTTTGGTCTTTTATTTCCGCACCGATTTGTGTGATTACTTTATCTAACTCATCTTTTGTAAGCATATTCTTTTCTTGGTTCTCGCTCCATTGTGAAGATGCGTTCATTTCTTCATATTGTAAATTCAATTTATCACGTTCAACTTCATAAGATGTAATAATATCGTCATATTTTCCTTTTGTATCATCTTCATCATTACAACAATATAAATACATAAGAATCGCATTTAAGTAATTCCTAATTGTTGTGAAGTTTAGGTCTTTTTGTTCTAATTTTTCCAATACCATTTCTTTAACAAGGAAGCAATCAATACAATTATCAGTTTCGTCCGTCTTCATCATATTATAGAGATTAGTGATGTTATTAACATATACTTTCAATGAAGTATCTTTTACAGTGCGACCAACTTTTGCGCGGTTCGCTTTAATTTTTTCTGCGAGGTCTTTATCCATTTTAATAATAATATTAGATTTTTTTTTAAATAGTTTTACGCAAATATCTTTTCAAGAACATCTTTCAAGGGACCACCTAAACATATATTATTCGCTGATTTATCTTTGAACCTTTCTTTATCAATTGTATTTTCATCGTGACAAACACAAATGATTACCTTATCAGCGGAAGTTTTTAAACATTTACTTTCATTGAAATCAACCATTTTAGTTCCTTCACCTGAACTACTTTTACCGTAACCTCCCATTGACTTCCAATGTTTTCTTGTATAGACCATTCCAGCTTCGTGCATCATACGTTTTTGAGGACATCTAATACCTGTAATCTTATAATTATAATGTGGGAATACAAATGTCATCTCAGGAGTTCCTACTAACGTACAGCGTTTATCAGTATTCATTATTTCTAAACTATGTTTTAACCAACACGGGAGCATAATATCATCACTATCCATATTCGCAATTAGTTTATGATTTGATTGTTTTACAATCATATTTCTTTTACAACCAATTTTGTATGCATTAGAATTCATTTTGTAATTTATTTTAATACCGAGTTCCTTTTCAACATCTTTAATTTCTGTTTCAGAATTAAATAGTTTATCCCACGGAACCGATTTATTATCATACGTATCTAAAATACACCATTCAATCTTATCTTTGGGATAATCAAGGTGTTTAATATTAAATTTCATTAAAGGCAACCATTTAGTTCTGTTAAATAAAGGAGTACAAATAGATATAAAGGGTTGTTCAGACATTTAATATAATGACAGAAAAAAGAAAATACAAAAAAACTTATATGAAAAGAGGTAATACTCCCGAAGAAGTAGCAGAATATATGAAGTTATATAGACGTAAGTGGGAACGTGAAAACCGTTCTTGTGCAGCAAGAGGTGTAAAACATAGTGGTAAGGGATTACCTGCAAAATATTTAGATATTGAGAAGCCATCACAAACTCTTATCGTAAAAAAAGCACCAAAGGATAATTTATTCAAGGTTGTTTTTGATTAATTACCAGAACCAACCTTTTTCTGTATAGTATTCAGTTTGAGTATTTTTTGGTTTTACAGCATCTAAAATTATCCTTATTTCTCTTTTTAATGACCTAACTTCTAATGTAAGTATATCTACTTTTCTATTTACTTCATCAATTGGTTTTAAGGGACTTTTGTGATACGTGGTTGGCGCTCTGTTATTATCTAAAATTACATATTTATCTTTTTTTGCGTCTTTCACTGCGTTTATAATGTTTGTATCCTCCATTTGATTTAATGAAACATATTAATTTTTCCTTATCTTCTTTAACTAAATCCGAATAATAGTCTCTTGCGGATAAATCAACTTCATACCTTGGTTCTCCACCTGCATTAATACAAGACCCCTCTACTATATGTAAAAAGGAAGGACTATATAACTCGTGTAGGTGATTATCCACCCACCAGTTCTTAATTTTAGGATTGTATGCAAAATTAAATATCGCATAATGAGTTTGTGATACTAAAAATTGTGTTAAGATTTCACTGTTTCCATTATAACATCCTGCGGCTCCGAGGTTGTTAGTTGATTTAAGAGCGCTAATACACCTATCCAACCAACCATCAGAACAATATACAATATCGTCCCCTGTGATATAGAAGTAATCATAGAATTCCTCAATCGCTTTCTTGTAAAGAATATTCCACATAATACTAACGTGTCCTTTGGGTATGTTTTCATCATATGGATAAAACTGAAAACTAATATTGTCCCAAGTACGGCAGAGGTCATATATTTTTTGTCTTTGTTTTTTGTCTGAATAGATTTTATCATCTTTATCTATACCAACATAAAATTTGTAGTGATAATCCTTATTATATCTTGAAACAAAAGATATAATACTGTTATATAAATATGTATCAGTTATGCAGTTCCACTCTCGATGATTAGTTGTACTGGGAATAAGAATAGCAATCTTCATAATATAAAAAAAAGATTTTATTTTTAGAGTTTTTACAATGATTTACGCATCTTCATCAGTTTCTTCTTCACTTTCAGTATCATTGAATTGTAGTCTAATCCAACCTCCTTCATAAATGATTTCACTACGGTGTTCATCATCATTCCAATCATCACTATTCATTTCATCAACTACGCCTTCAATAATATCGTGATAATTAGTTCCGTATAAATTCCAATCCATACGGAGTTCAATACCATCGTCATAAAGGTCTCCGTTTTTATCATTCGCAATCAATGTCGCCAAGAGATTTTTGATTACTGAATCTTGTGTGATTACAGTTTGTGTTTGTGAGTTCGCGCGTTTCCTTGTTTCTTTCATTTTCTCACTTTGTTCTTCATTTTTTAGTTTATATTCTTCAACCTCTTTTTCTGCATCTTCAATACGTGAGTTCATTATTTCCATAATTCCTGAAGCCTGACATTCATTTTCAACAGCGTCTTTGATAGTATTAATTTCTTCCCTGTATTTAAGATTTTCTTTATGAACTACTTGGGCTTCATCTACCTTCTGTTCAAGTTCATATTTTTGTGACAAGAGTTCATCAATCTTTTTCGCGTATCGTTTATGTGTGCGGGTATTCTCTTCCATATACGCTTCATTCATTGCGAACTGTTCTTTATTAACTTTCTCTAACTCCTTGATACGTTTTTCTTGGTTCCTGATATGAACCATAACATCATCAAATCCAGCGATAAGAGTAGGATTGTCGTTAGTCATACTGTATTTTGTGTTTTAATTAAAAAAATAATACAACTTTCAAATTTTGATTTTTTTTATTTAGATGAATCATTTATTCCAAATATAAATGAAGTCTTGCGATTTAGTCTTATACTGTTGTCCTAATTGTTGTCTTAAATCTTCTTTCATAGTGCACTCAGGATAACCATATACTTTTGTTAGTTTCCTATACATCATAGGAGACATATTCCAACAGTTATGACCTCCTTGTTTTAGATACTCAAAACATAAGTTCATAAGAGGTATTAGAAATTCAATATAAAATTCATCATCACTAACCCAAGGGGACATATGTGAATATAGTTCTACATTCATATACGGTGGTGAAGTCAAAACTAAATCATAATCAAGTGTTTTAATGATGTCTTCATTCAAACTACTTTCCCAGAATAGTTTAATATTTTTTAGTGAAAGGTCAATACACATTCTTTCATAGCCTGATTTCAAATCAATATTAGTATCAAATCCTGTATAATGAATATCTAATGCAGTCGCACCAAGAAGTCTTCCCCCCCAACCCATAGTCGGGTCAAGAACAGATGTCGCGTTAAACTTCTTATAAATATATTTTGCGGTACTCGCTTTGAAAGGAACTATCGCACCATTATTAATTCTATGACATTCATAAACGTCTGTTGGATTAGGGAACGGTGCGGGGTCACGTCTATTTCTTTTAACAGTATCCTTCCATAATTTTTCTTTGAGTATAGGATTATCAAACCATTCCTTGATGGTTTTAAAATTACCATCTCTTCTACATTTTAGGAGTTCCCTAAATTGATATTGATAAATGACCTTATTACCACAAAACTTGCGAGGATTGGTGTTCGCTTCAAACTCTATCAATTTAAGATAATCTTTTTTAACATTATCAATTGTGATGTCTTTACAAGTTTCAATATCCTCAAAGGTGTAAGGGTTCATTTCAGGAACTGTATTCATTATGTTTAATAAAATAAATTAAATAATGAGTTTCAAATTTGGAATTAAATATTGCATTTATCCATTTTTTCTCTAAGATAAAATACGAAGCTCATTCTACCTTGCTTTTTTAAAGGATTATTACAATGTGTAATATGAGGATTAAAAATAAGTAAATCTCCTTCACGTATATCTAATGCTAAATCATACGTAGGGAATACTAATTCTCCACCTTTAAAATTATCAAGGTCTTTGACTGTAAATGCAGTCATACCATCTTTACAATCTCCTGCATCTTTGTGTGCTGCTGTTCTAAAATCACAATTAATAGTAAGAGTACTAAAATTGGTATCAGGAATTGTATATTCAGGAGGACTTTTAATATATTTATCATATTGATTTAACCATTTATCAGGACAATAACTAAAATATAATTCACTTACCTTTTGTGACAATCCATAAATAGATTTGTATGCATCGAGATTTTTGCGAGTCCAGTTAGTTAATCTACAAGGGAACCTATTGGACTTGTCATAGCCTCCTATACTATTAGACATTACCTGATTACTACGTTTTCTTTTATTGATTTCACCTTTTTTCATTTTAATAAATGATGTTGTTTGATTATGACCTTCTTGTAATTCGTTTCCATTTTTATCTACTACTGCAACAGGGTGATTATTCCAATGTTCCATACCTTTTTGAAGGTCTTTGATATTAGTGACCCCTGCTGCATCTCCTCTATTATTTGAATATGCTGTGCTATACTTGATGACCTTTTTATCAATATCGTAAAGTTCTTTTGGTATAACATTTTTTTTGAAACTAAATATGAGTTCATCTGTATCTTTGTTGTATAAATCACAATCACTACGGATAATATTATCACACGTATAAAACTTTTTTAATTCTATCTGTTGTTCTGTTAAATATAATTCCATTTATACTAATCAAGATATTAAATATGATAAAATTATCATTTATCAAGAAACATAAAATTATTAAATCTTCTTAAATAAGACATTTCAACAACCCTCAATCTTCTACGTTTATCTAAAAGGTCTTTCCAAGATTTATCAAGGTTATTCCTGTTGCGTATATGCATTTGAGTAGAGATATGACATCTTAACAAAGTATAGTAATACATCATTAAATAAAGTAAATAAAAAAAATTGAATAAAGGATAATTTTAATGTGTTTATAAAAAAAATTTTGAAAAGTGGTGTGATAAAAAAAAGTTATGCAAGTTTTTGAAAAAAAGTTTTTAGAGATGTAAA